GTGGTACGTCCTTCTCGCAATGTGGCCACAGTGGATTGACCTGCACTGACTGCAATTTCTGCAACCTCTTCTAGATACTGTGCAGACCCGCCAACTTTGGTATCAAGTCCATAGCCGGGCAGTGAAGAAGCAAAACTCATAATTGCCACTTGATTGTTTCCCTGCACGTTGCCAATATCTATCACTGCTCGGGTCAATAATTCTGCTTCTCTGGTCAATTGTGTGTTGATTGCCGAGAAGTTTGTATTCAACTCAGTGGTTTCAGTTGGATTAGCAAGAACAATATTTCCAATAACATTTGCGGCTTCAGATATCAACAACTCTACATTACCATTGTCTGACGCCAGTGTGTTGGCTAATATACCATCGTATATGTTAATCAAATTAGCAATATTTGATGAGTCTACATTGGCCAATGTATTAATAATACTAATGCAGTTTCCAAAATTAGCAGTGATATTTGTTCCAGCGGCTGTTCCAAGAATGTCAGTCAATAATATAGTGCCATTCTCTCCAGAACCAATGGCTATATTACTGGCATAATAATCTAAGTCTGCTTGCGGCACCGGGGTTGGTTGAGTTTCAATAGCAGGCAAATCTTTATTGGTTTCCACTGCCAAGAATGCTTCTGACAACTGAGGCAAGGTCATGCGACCAATGTTTGTGACTTGCCCCAACGACTGTGCCAGTGATTTGTTTACCAGAGCCAAGCCGGGATTTGTCATAGTACTCAAACGTGTATAGCTTATTCCATGTTGGCATACTTCTTCTACAGTGGCTTCTAGTTCACTGTTTGGTGTGTAGAATGCACCAGATCCTGTGTTGCCAGACTCGGGCAAAACTGGATTTTCACTTTGTCGTATTTCACAGGCCAATGGTCGATCAACTGTGGCGGTGGCCGCTTCTTTGTCCAACAAGGCTTGATTGTCTTCCGGGCTTATAATATCAAAATCAATTGGTGGCTGTGGCTCTGGAGTAATATAAATGGCACGTGAGCCGTCGGCAGTGGGAGTAGTCAACGATGGGTAGCTGTTTGGAAACATCACAGCAGGATTCAACAAATCTGCTAGATTATTAATGTTTGGTGTCCATACATCTAGTATTCTTAATATGTTTGCAAGTTCGTCGCCAGTTACATTGAGTAATGCCTGGTACATGAGTTTTTGTACTGTATCTGTAATAACCACAGCAGGATCATTGAGTCCTAGCACAATGTTTTCAGGCACGCCTGCAATGCTCAGTGGCACAATCAACGGGCTTATTGTGCCAGCACGGCGTGATACCTGTTGTACCAACGCCAATGGACTTCCGTAGTTGTCAAGATTGCCCAAGTCAATGTACTGTCCTGCATTGTATAAATCAATGCCCATTGCTTCTGTAGCACGATTTATTTCAGTAAGGCCGGCTGTGACAAGATTGTCCATACCAGTAAATGTAGGACCCAGGTAATTGTTTGAGTTTATTGCACTCTCGATGAAAATATTTGTAGTTGAACAATAACTGTTTGCTTGCATAAAGGTCTGCGCAAACTTGCTGAGATCGCCATTGCCCATGTATGCTTCTGCTGTCAGAGTGACAATGCCTGTCATTCCCGGATTGGCCAATGTAGGTGTGACAATTGTAGGGGTTCCAGGAACTATAGAATCGGCTAGCGCAGGGCAAGTGGTGCTGGCAAATGTTTGCAGATTTGCTATTGTATTCGGCATTAGATTTCCCACGTCGGGTCCTGCGTTGCCAATGGCTGCTATCAAAGGAGTCAATAACGGTGTTGATGTGTATTGGTCAATTGTGGCCACCAGCGTTCCATTAACGCCATAACCTTGATTTTGAAACAAACCAGAGGCTGCCTGAAGTTGCAGTGGTGACAGCAATGCGGCCATTATGCCACCCTTACATCAGGACTGCCGCCTACACGAGCATGACCGCAGGTGTCAGCATCTCCTGTTCTGTTAACAGGAATTCCTCCAGCACGAACAGTGCCGCTGCCACCAGTAGTGGTTGGTCCAGCATGCGGTGGATGTGGGCGGCCCCATGGTGCATGGGCAGACACACTGGTGCCGTTGACCACAACAGGTTTGCCATTGGCTCGTACTGAGGCAACGCCTGATGTGGCAGCGCCTCCTGCTGAGTTTGTGTCACCTTGTCGTTGTACTGCTGGCATTGTGTTGTGTCCTTTTAGTATTTATTTGACAGAATTCTGCCATTAGATCATCTTGATTCCGGTAGTACTTTGAATAAATTGGTCAGCAAACTGTTTTTCTGTGGCAGCAACCACTGTGACTGTGCTTTTGGACAATTGGATGTCTTTGTCTGGACTCACAGTGAACAGGTACGGCATCAGGCCCGGGCCTTGCGCACCCATGGCAATGACCATGGGTCTTGACAGTGTATAATGCATTGGGCCATTATCCACCAGCTTGGCAACAATTTCCTCGCCTGAAGTCAATTTAAGCGTTACTACTTCGCCAATTACGGCGCCTCTATCAATTAACATTTTAGTTTCCTTTTAGTATCCGGTACCGTTGAATCCGGTTTCGTCAATGTATTTTCTTAATTCTGTAAAACCACCAATGGATTTTCCATTAATAATAATTTGTGGAACTGTTCTGGCTGTTGGTACTGCTTCTAACAATTCTTCTCGAGTGTATCCATCTCCAATTTTACGTTCTTCAAATGGAACGCCTTGTTGTTTTAATAATGCCTTGGCCTGGTCACAGTAAGGGCATTGGTCTTTTGACCATACAATTGCTTTCATCGGTTTCCTTTTACTTTGTGGTCACTTGAATGTTGCTCACACTCCAGTACGAGCTGGTGTTGTTGCACAGCGCACCCCAGCCACAACTACCATTCCACCATGGTGCAGATCCAGGACCAGTTGGACTATAACCTTGCCAGAATGAGATAACAGGCCAATAACCGTTTTGCATTGTGGTCACCAAGTCGGTCATGTCCACTGTGCCACTGCCTTGTGCGCCTGATCCATTGCTGGTGTCATAGACCACCACCGTTGTGGAACCTTGTTGATAAGTCACTGTCATTCTAGGTGTGTCATATGTGATGGCAGCAACCATATCAAACGGCTTGGTCATGTCAATGCCAGTTGCGTTGTGCAACCCATTGGCCGGATCGTTCTTCATGTTGGCACTGTTGAAACATGTGTTGTTCAGTGCTGTGCTGGCGTATGCGTATTCATAACGCTGTGGTGCTGAACTACCGCCAGCGCCTAGATGCAGTGTGGTTTGAAACAGTTTGTTGCCGTTGGTTTCCATGAAATCAATTTCTCTACAGTTCCATTGACTTCCGTTGCCGCCAGCATCACAATAGTTGGCGCCAACAGGTTGTACAGTTGGTTGCACTGGATTTGATACCAGGTAGATGCTGGCATTCACATAGTTGTTGGACAATTTACTTAGATCAACCGTGGCTCTAAATTCGGTGATGTTGGCATAACTCTGTGTTGCAACAACTCTGCCTGCTTGACATTGGGTGCCAGATCCAAATGTTATGGAGTTTCCACTGATAACAGGTGCACCACCATTGGTACAATTTGCACTGTAATCCAATTTGAATGTGGGCGTGGCCACTGAGGCTCGAGGTGCTTCACTTGTGGTCTTGGTACAGGCCGCCAATGCGACTAAACTCAGTATAACTAATAATCGTTTCATTTCATTTTCCTTTTGTTTTATAAATTGGGTAGTGCATCGTAATCCAATTGATCACTCATGATGCCAATAACATAGTTAGTCGACTCGTTCTCTTGCAGTGCAGTTTGTTTGTTCGACGTGTTGACATGTTTGTTAAACCAAGGAATCGGTGTGGTTTTTGGTGCCGGTGCTTGGTACTTGATACCAATTTCTTTTAAAGCACCCACTGCTGTGAAATCAACAAAGTCTTTGAGAATGTTTGCGTTCAGTCCAATTACCGGACCGCGCTTGAACAAGTAGTCAGCCCAGGCCTTTTCTTCGCGGATCACATCTGCATACAAGGCGTACACTTCTGCTTCGCATTCTGCTCGAGCTTCGGCAAAGCGGGTGTCTTCTTTGACCACTTGGTTGATCAAGTACGCAGTCCAGCCCTTGTGCAGTAATTCGTCTTGCAGGATCAAACTAATGATGTTGCCGTTGCCCATAAAAATCTTGTTCTCTACCATGGCCAGGCTGGTGGCAAACGATACCATGAAGCGGAACGCTTCCAGCGCATAGCTGGCGTGCAGAGCCATGTAGATTGCACGTACATGTTCTTTTTCTGTCACTGCTTCGCCCATCTGTTTACGACAGTTGACCATGTGCAGTGCTTCGTAATAGTCGCCTACTGAACTGGCCATGTCTATGATTTCTTTGGTGTCATGAATGGTGTTGAACACATCCTTGGGCACATTGTAGATGTTGCGAATGATGTGGCTGTAGCTCTTTGAGTGAATGTTGGTTTCAAAGAATGTCCAGTTATAGACCAGTGCTTCCAGTTCAGGCAAGCTGATCACTGGCATAAAGATCTGACTTGGTCCGCGACCTTGTAGACTGTCCAGGGCTGTTTGGCGCAACAAGTTTGATGTAAAGATATGCTTGACTGCATCACTTGCTTCTTTAAAGTCGTTTGAGTCTTTGGTGAGACTGACTTCTTCTGGTTGCCAAAAGAAACCACGAGCAGTGGCTTCAAAGTCTGCGATCTTTTTGTACTTGACTTCTTCAAAGCGTTGGATAGTTACCGGACCGGCTGGGTCTAGAAACATCTTGCGATTGAGATAATCTGTTTTGGTGTTTAGGTTGTATTGTTGTTTGCTCATATATTACCAATGTCTAATGGTGTTTGCCATAATAAAAAAACATGTGACTACATGTATTGCGACCCAGAATGTTTTTAAAAACAAAGCGATCCGGGCTTCGCGCAGTGTCAGGATAGGCACGTCGGGCCTATCACTGTCAGACTGTCCCATCAAATGGCCTGTGGCTCGGGCCCAGACTCGTTCAATGCTGTTCATAACTTACAGGCCTCACAATCTTCAACATCGTCATAGTCGATTGGCTCCAGCATAGCAGGAGCTTCTTCTGCGTCTTGTTTGCTGCCGGCCTTGTTGATCAAGCTGTAGTAAAAGGTCTTCAGTCCCCAGGCATGCGCCTGCATCAAGTTGCGAGCAATCAATGTGGTAGGAACTTTACGACCTTCAAAATGCGCAGGATTATAAAAGGTATTTGTACTGATACTTTGATCCACATAGGCTGCAATCACTGCGGCCGTTTTTAAGTAACCGTCACAGTCTTTCTGTGCCCACATCAGTTGGTATTTGTTTTTCAGTTTGGCATACTCGGGTACAACCTGTACAAACGATCCGGCCTTGCTTTCCTTGACCGAGATCAAACTCATGGGCATTTCAATACCATTGGTACTGTCAATCACCACTGAACTTGACTCAACTGGCGCAACTGCCATCTGTGTGGCATTGCGTACTCCGTATGCTCGCATATTAGCACGTAAAATTTCCCAGTCTAGTTCTGGAGCAAAGTTAGCCAATTCATCAACACCTTGGGCACGTAGTTCCCAAGGAAATACACCTTGTCCATAACGTGTACGATCACTGCCTTCGCACTTGCCACGTTCCTTGGCCAGCTCAACCGAAGCCTCAGTCAGGTAGTAGGCTTGGTGTTCCATCCATGTCTTGACTTCGCCTAGAGCTTCCTTCTCACCGTACCTGAGGCTTCGTTTGGCGTGCCAGTAGGCAAGGTTTGTGATTCCGATTCCCAGCGGCCTGATTTCGTCGTTGGAGAGTTTAGACTGGATGGAAAGAAAGTCTTGATAGTCAAGAATATTGTTGAGGCTACGATGCAGTATACGACAAGCACGGCGCATATCTTCTGGGTTACGGAACGCACCCCAATTGATTGAGCCCAGGGTGCAAAGTGCGATACGACCAGTATCGTCATCCAGACGTTTAAAGGACTTAGTAGGTAAAAGTATTTCACAGCAAAGGTTACTCTGGTAAATGGTATGATATTCAGGATCAAACGGGCCTTGCTTCATGACATTGTCGATGAACACAAGATAGATGCGGCCTGTATCAGTACGCTCTTTCAGGATGCCCGACTTGAACACTTCTTCGGCACTGATTGTTTTGGTTCTTAGATCCCGACGTTTTTCATACTGGACATACAGCTCTTCAAACAACTTGGTATCTTTGTAAAACGCTTCGTACAGGTCTGGAACTTCATTAGGATCAAAGAATGTTATGTCTTGTTTGTTTTTAAATCGTCTCCAGAAGAAAGCACTAAGCACAACCCCATAATCCATA